TGTTTTGATGCCCTCAAACTTAGACATCTCTGTTGTTGCAAAGTTGGCGTCATTAGTCGCAATCAATTGGTCGCTAATCGAACGCTGGAGATTGTCAGCCTCGCCATCTGTTCGCAGGATAGATGTTCCATCTTGTAAAAGTACAACGCCGCCCTTGTCTGTGCGATAAATGTCCTCAAACGATTGCAACGCACCAGCCATAGCATCAAGACCTTTTGCCTTGGCTATTGCTTGGCTCATTTTTATTTCGCGCTCAAGGGCTTTTGAATATACCGGCGCGGCCATTGTGGCAACAGACGCAGAAAAAGCATTGGCAATAGTTGGGTCAAGTTGCGACAGCAATTCTGTGTGGCCGGCTTGAACGCCATTGATTGCAGTTATTTCTGCCATCAAATCTATGTCAGCACCGCCATCAACCTTCGCACTTAAAGCAGCAAGCTGGCTTCTGACGCCGGCCTCAAGTTCTGTCTTTAACTTAGATGCAGTGCTGGCGATTGACACAGACCCAAAAACTGTTGTTGGGTCTCCAATAATTTCCTCAATAGATCGCCCGGCAGATAGTGCTGCTTGCAATTGCTCTGCTGACAGATCCTGATCATAGGCCCATTGCTCGGCTTCAAACTTTGTTTTTGCCTCTTCTTTTGTCGCCACATACCGCTGCATCACATCAAGGCCGCGAGATATGTTTTCGTAAACACGCGCCTGCGCTCTGCCTGTTGATACAAAATCAACAGTTGGTATTGATGGGATTGCTACGCCTAATGGGCGATATCTTGGAAGCTCGGCCATTATGTTACCTTTGTTATTTCGCCAGCCGGCGCTGTGCCAAGCTGTTTGTCAAAAGCGTAAGCCTGACCAAATGCAGTGGCGGCGTTAGCAACGCCTGCCAGCATAGTCGCTTTTGCCTGCATCATGCGTTGATCAGCTTGCATCATGCCAGTGCGGATAGCAATCAATGCGCCATCATCAGACAACTGCTTTTCTTCAATGCCTTTAGCCAACGCAAAATCTGACAAGGTTTTCGCGCTGCCGCTGAATGGATCTATGCCGCCGGCACCGGCTCTAGCAACAATTAAGGCATCTGTTTGCAAGATGTTTTCCAAAACCTTTACGCCTTGTTGCTTGTACTTTAGCGCCTCAGATCTGGCTTGTACCTTGTCCATAGCCGCCTGCGAGGCCAAGCCCTTGGCCTGCGCTCTCGCGGACATCATAGATGTTGCCGCTTGCAGACCAGCCACAATGTACATTGGATTTGCCATCTTACTGCCCCACACTCACTTTGTAATCGATCCCAAGTAATGTCATCTTTAACGGCACATCCTGACCAATCGTGATCTGGCCGTCATAAGTATACCCTAAAATGCCGTGCAATGTCTTGATGCCGGTAAACTCATCAACCGCGCCATCAAGAACAGCCGCACCGAAATTGCGGAACGGCACCTCTTTGCCCTCAATCGTCATTGCCTGCGTCTCGAACAATTCGGCATTAACCTCAAATATCCGCTTCTTAAAGCCCTTTAGAGAGCCGCTGGGCAGGTTTGGCTCAACCGGCAGTGTCTTTACCTCCGGCGTAAAGTTAAGGCCGACCTGATAGCTTGTAGAGGCCGCAGTGGCAAAGGTCACAGTGTAAGGTGATCCCGGCACTGTCTGATCCGGCTCGATGACACCATCGCGGATGATCTTGACTGTGGCCGCTTCGAGGTGACCCATCGTGACAGAACTGGCAGCGCCGCCAGTCTTGGCGCAATCGAGCAGTGTGTCGCCATCAAACAGTTCCACATAGTAAACGGTGGCCCCATTCACTGTGCGCTTGACCACAACGTATATGTCGTCCACATCCACCCCGATGTTCAGGAACTCACCGTCAGTGGTCCACTCAGACGGCGCAATCACGTTCTGACTGCGCAGCAACGTATAGCACGCGATGCTACCATCATCGTCATTAACGATCATCAGCCGGTCGCCCTCATCGGTTGATGTGGCAACACGCACAGACATCTCGCCCGGCGATTTCAACAAATGCGATGACAACAGCGAGATCTTGGCTGACGTATATGCCTGCACGCTGTCGCTGTAGATAAATTCCTGAATGGCCTTGCCCTGTCGCTGGATGAACAGCGTTGAACCATCCACGTTCTGCAAACGAATGCCGGGCTTCATGCCAAACGCAGTCTGCTGCTTCACGATCAGGTTGGTTGGCGTAATCGGCTCATCCAATGTCTGCGGCACATAGAACTCAGCGCCGGTCGTGAACACTTGCAAGTGACGGCCAGAGAAGATATCGACAATCGCGTTAAAGGTGCCGGTGTCAAGTGTTGCCGACACCCCATCATCTGCCAACGCCTCGCCGGGGTTGAAATTAAAAAAGTCAGAGACGCGAGATCCATACAAGGTCGATGGTCGGCTCTTGGTGCCGCCAAAGAACAACCGGCCCTCGTGGAAAGTCACCGACCGGGGATATCCGCGTGTTGCTGACCACACCTCTTCATAGCCGTGTTCCGACTGCCAGTCGCCAGCATCAATCGCGCTTGTGTCGAAAAATGGGATCTCAACGTATGCTTTCATCTGTGTGTCGCTGACGAACTCAACATAACGCGCACGACCAAACCCATTTACAGCCGTGGCGTACTCACCAACGGCGGCATCATTGAACGCTACAATCTTATAGTTTGATGTGGCATCAGGCGCGGTATCCCACGCCGGATAAACTGTCGCAACTTTTGTTGACGCAACATAGTCCTCAACATGCCGTTTTTGCCCAGAGCCAGTGCCAGACGTAATCTCAATGAACATGCCATTTGGCTCATCATCAAGCGTAAAGCTAGACGCCGCCTTCAGCGTAATTGTGTTGCTACTGCCAGCCTGTGCTGTGCCTGTGTCACTTGTTACCGATGACGCGGTGATCGTAATGTTGCCGCTTATTGCTGATGGCGTAATAGTGAATTGCGGATTGTGGAAATCTAGTTCAAATGCATACAAGGGAACATGATCGAACTCAATGACGCTGGCTGTCCAGTCGGCATCTGTCGCGCCGCGCACAATCTTCGTGGGCGCAAGATCCTCATGCACGACAATCACGGTGTCGGCAGACTGCACCCAATTCATTTGAGGCAGGATTGCGCTGGTCAGGCTGGCAACCGTCAGATAATCGTTGCCACTGCCATTGATGTCGGTAATCTGTGCGCCGTTCTTGAACACATACATTTTGCCCGGCGTAAAGACCAGCATGTAGCTGTCATTCACACTAAACTCAAATGGCACCATCCGCACAGCAGTGCCTGCACCGCTATCCAGCGCGGCGATGTATTTGGTGCCATCCCGGCGCTTTGCACCGCCCTGCGGCTGGATGCTGACATTGCGTGCTGTTGTCAGGCCAGACTTGTACTGCGCAATGTCAGTACGCGCACGCAGCTTCGGATCTAGTTCGCCGCTGGTAAAGTCATTCTGGATCTGAATGATGCGGCTCATGCTAGTACCTTATGTCAGCAATGGGGAACTCTTGGATGTTCTGGGTTGGCTGGCCAGCGGCATCAATGTTGATGGCAACGCGCACCAAACCGCCGCGCATGTTTTCTGATGGCGAACCGTATGCCTTGCCGTGGTAATAATCGGCCTTGGTAATCTGGTCGGTAATTGGCTCGGCAAACTCAGCGGCCAGCGCCATCTTTAACAGGCGCACAAAATATGGCGGGAAGATGGCTGGTTCTGGGCGGTACTGGTAATCAATCCAAACCTCTTCAAGATTTGTGTACAAGCCGCCTGCATAGATCTCAAAGTCACGCACAGTATTTGCGCCAACACTGCCAGAACTGAAAACAGCCTTTGGGTTGCCAAGCACATCACCGGGGATCTGGTATTTGTATTTCCACTCGTTGATAGGCGTGTCAGCAAGCTGGGCCAGCTTCACCTTTTTCAACGTCCAACTGTAGGGGTACTGCATAAGCAGTGTGTCGCGCACATCGTCATAAAGGCGGTCAGCGACCTGTGCCTCATCGGTGCCGGTGGCAAATGATGAGAGCGGAGCCGCGCCAAGCATGATGAGAGCATCAGAACAAATTGATAGTTTGGTATCACCAGCCGCCATCGCGTAACTCCAAAAAAGGGAAAGGGGGCCGGTTGCCCGGCCCCGCTATGATTAGTCGGCGTCAGCGACAGACACTGTCGTGCCGTCTGACACATCGACAACACCAGAGGCGTTTGACAGAACAACAACGATTGACATTGTTGGTGTCGCGCTGTCGTGAACAAAGATCACATCGCCGACTGCCACTGTGTCTGACAGGTCATTGAAATAACCAGATGTGTTCACAGTCGCGATTGCGTCTGCTGATGTGTAAGTGTACATGCTTGGAGCATTGCCAGACTTGGCTGCGCCAATCACGTTCCATCCTGCTGAAGAGAAAGCCATTGTTTACACTCCTTCCTATTCAGTCGCTGAAATCTTGACAATGCCATCATCGTCAATGGCAACCGCGCCAGCGGAGAACATTGAGGACACGAGGAACGATGTCTTTTCAGGAACGTAGTTGATTTCAGACTTCTGGTTCATGCCGATGCCCAGACCGATTGCATCGCGGTGGAACGCAAAGCAAGTGCGGGTTGATGGGAGCGGCAGACCACCTTCGTCACGATCGCCAAGGGTGATGAACTTGAAGCCAAGGAAAGTGTCAATCTCACCAGTTGAGAGAGCCTTAACAGTAGCGAAATCGCTGCTGGTCAGTTCAGTCTCATCAAGCAATGCTGACAGGCCATTGGCATGAATGATCATGCAGCGGCCTTCAGATGGCACGTTCTTGGTATCCAGAGCCTTCTTGGCTGCAAGCAGCTTGGCAAGGTTCATGTTTGTACCTGCGCCACCAACACTTGTTGCAACGGTTGACGGTGAAGAAGCTGCATTGAGCGCGTCAATAACAAGCTGGTCCATCCGGCGACCAATGGCATTACCGACAACTTGGACAAGCTCACGGCGCTCGTCAAAGTTGACTTTCTGCTGGTTGAAGATATCGCTATATTCCGCAGCAATGTAGTCGCTCATTGTGGCTGTGACTTGTGAGTACGTCACGTTCAGCGGAGTTACGTCAGTCTGCGGTACGCGGACTGTTGCGGTTCCCTTCCCGATCTTCGGGAACTTGACCTGATTGCCTTCGACATTTGTACGCTCGCGAGTTACACCGGCAAGCTGACGAGCAGCTTGGTATGCCTGCTTTACCTCGGCATCGAACAACTGTACAAAAGCATTGGAAATGCCTACTGCCATTTTCCTGTTCCTTTGTAAAAGTTAAAACACGATTGACGCCAAACAGGTATCCTTCCGGGCTGCGGCTTGGGCGATTACGCTTCGCCCCCAAGCGGGTCGAACAGGTCGAAAAACGATTGTCTGTCAAGGGGATTATATGAAAAAAAGCGGGGGCTGTAAATGACCCCCGCTTTAGGTTTATACGGCGCTGTATTGTTCGGTGCCATACACCTGTTCAAACATTCGCTCAACCTTGGCGCGATATGCCGGATCACTTTGGTATTCCGGCTTGCTAATCATTGACTGCAACTCATCCTTGGATGGCGCACCGTCAACCGGGCCAACGTCAATTGGTATCGGCCTGTCGCCGTAGTAAGATCGGATCTTTTGTAGAGCCTTGATGCCTTGGGCAGTGCCGCCCATAATCTTGAACTCTTCAAAGTCGTCCTGACCCCAAACACCTTTATTGACAAGACTTTGCGCCCACTGCGTCATCGACTTGATAGTCGCATCGGCATTGGCACCTAGTTTCTTGTACTCTTCCTGATAGCTGATCTCAGCTTGTTCAGCC